AGAGCTGTTCCAATCGCAAGTAATTGGGTGTTAGCATCTTTCATAGTTGCAACTGCTGGATTCTTTTTATACCCCAGAAATTGCTCACCTAGTATTTCGCCAGAACCTTGAGCTTGAATTGGTTTTGTCAAAGTCTGTTGAATGCCATTCCCTCTTATGTCGAGATAAGCTTCTCTGTAAATTTCATAATTTGTACAATACATTTCAACCAGATGAACATCTATCCGATTAACCTTATTTGTGCTTTCTAAAAAGGGGACAATTTTACGCCAACACTCACTAGCAATTCGACCTAAATAGTCGGGAGGTCTGATTGGTAGATGCCCGTCATTCTGCTGATAGTATGGTTTTTTCGTCATTCACTAAATGACCTCCTTTCTGTTTTGTGACACCCCCTAAAAATTTGAAAAAATCGTGCGTGATACAAGAAGACACCTTATAGTGGCTCTCCTACGGCTCATACATGGGGCGGGTATGATTTTTATATTAGTTTGGTACAATTATATTTCCTGAATTTAAAATCGCTTAGAAAGCAAATTAGGGGCATTCTCGTTCGTCCTTTTTTTTCTGAATCAGCAGCGCCCAATCTGCAATAGATAATCTTATTTTTGTGTTGCGCAAGTTATCTGTACCAGTACCGTACATTTGTTGCTCTAACTTACGTTTAACGTTATCGCAGTCCTTACATGCAGTAGCGATGTTGCTAACATCTCTGCTCATGTCTGGTGCCACCTCGTATGGCGTAACGTGGTCACCTATCCTGCTGTTAGCAGTGGTGATGCCAACTGCTTTGCAATACTGACAAAGATAATGATCACGCTCCAAAGCTTGATGTCTGATTGACTGCCATTGTTTACTACGATAGAATGCATAGCGTTCTTTCTTTGTATCAGTTGCATTACGTGTCACAGTATTATACTTAGTCCTGCTTGCACGTTGGTTAAGCTTAGCAATGTACTCTGCTTCATCTGCTTTGTGTATGTCACAGAAGTATGTGCCAGCATTAACTAATGCATGACAACCATTACGCTTACATCGTCTTACTTGTGGCATCTTATTCCTCCATAATAAAAAGCCACTCAGTGAGTGACTAATTGGTTAACCATTGATAAATAGCGAATGATTTCTAAGCCTATTGCCTACCCCATTCTGGGACACTTCTATTTATCTTATAGGAACAGTCGGAATCGAACCGACACATAGATAAATAATAATCGACACTGAAATATCAGTGGAGTTCCGTTATCTAAGAGTGGCCACCTCTAGTACCTTTCCAATCGGGACTCTATGTTCCTACAGTGAATTATTTAATGGTCTCAAACCAATGGACTTTATCACTATCAATTAACCAGCACAGACCTTGTAAGAATCGAACTCACGATAACTGGTTTGGAATCAGTTGTGTTACCACTACACCAAAGGCCTATAACAACCATTGCACGAATCGAACGTGCGTCGCCAGTGTGGTTACAGCAAATATCTAAAGCGGTCTGTTTTTAAGACCTATTGAGATAGCAGGATTTGAACCTGCGCTTCTAGATTAAAAGTCTAGCGGTCTACCACTAAGCTATATCTCAACTAGTTTTCAGGGAGTTTACTGATAAGAGGAGACCACTAGCTAAAAATGGGGAAAGTGTTGTATCTCCCTGAAAACTTCATGCTACCATGATATCACTTAGAATGGATATTTTGGGAATAAATGGATACTAGATTTTGTATTCCAGATCGTCTAATTTTTTGGTAGGTTTTAGGGTGTCCATGCATCTCTCTTGAGATATCCGCCCAAGTCATACTATTTACGTAGAATAACCGCAAAACTGTGCTCTCCAATGGGTCTTGTAGTTTATCAATAAGAGAAACAACCTCACTTCTCTCGTCATAAAGTTCACTAATTTCAGTTTCTATCTCTCTAGCTTTATCAATAATTTTGATGTTGAGATTTTCAGTGCTGTTTGAGTCACTGTCTCCTCTTGGCTCATCAGTGAATTGTGGTGATTTTTGAATACCAGATTTAAGAGAGGTTAACTCTTCTTTTTTTGATTTGATGATAGTATCAAACAGTCTCAACTTCTTAAGTTTAAAAATAATATCTTCAGTCAACCGGTACCCCTCTCTTCGTCCATCTGATCAGCTTACCACATTCATTATTTTTCCAATCAGGAGGAATTCGCTCAGCTGGCACATAGACAATCTTTTCTTTTGGTTCAGGCCAACCTGCTAGCCATGTAGGACTAACATTAAATGCTTTTGCAATTTGCTCAGTATTTGCAAGTGATGGCACGCTACTACCAGATATATAATTAGCAATAGTTGTTTCTTTAAGCCCAGCTTTATCAGCAAACTGTTTTATACTTAATCCGTTCAGATCTCTTAAATATTTCAATCTATTTCTCATGGCATTTCATCCCTTTTTCTATTACATTTAGTGCATTTATAATAATGGAATTTTTCAAATCCCATTAGATCTTTAACAACTATATATTCGTACTGATGTTTACAGAAGAACATTTTTAATAGTCGTTTTGTTTTTAGTATTAAGTCATACAGCATTTGTTACCTCCTTTCTGTCCATAGCTTGACTGCCTTTCCTTTGGCTTCAACTTTTCCAGATAAACTGTAAGAAATAGTTTCCAATTCACTGAAATGCATCTCACCATTTTGAAAAGTGATCATGGCTTTGGCTTCTTTCTTTTTCATGACATCAATAAATCTTATAGCTTCTTCAAATTTTCTAAGATATTTAATCATCAGCAACCACCTCCGCAACCTGAATCGATTCGCTCTTTAAATCTTTCAATGTCATCTACCACATCTGCCAACACTCGTTTTTCTTGGTTTATGTCTTTTTCACTTGCACCGTCACGTTCAATGTAATGTTCAAGTGCATGTTTTAGGATGTGTAATCTTCTAAATTCGTTCATGCTGGGCCTCGCAAAATATCAATAGCTTTCTCATATTTCTCAATCAAAGTTTTTGCATTATCCATATCCTCAAAACGATTTTCATTATAAAAACTCTTTAAAAAATCTAAATTATCCTCTAGCGCTTCGATTGGCAGTTGAAAATCTTCAGTATTAATTAATTCAGGCATGTTTTATCCCCCATTTCCAGTAAGTTCTGCAATTCGTCTGATTTTTTCTCTTATTCCAGCCTCTGACCGATTCATCTTCAAAGAAATTGTACTAATTGTATAACCAGCTTCTTTCAGATTAATAATTGTTTCAATCTCGTCATCGGAATATAATCTGTGTTTATCTGTATAAACAGGCGTATGCAACAATTTTAAATCATAGATTTTCCGTTTAATTGCTCCATGTGTTCGATTTAACAAGTTAGCTATTTCTTGATACGTATATCTTTCCATTGCTAACAAATCTTTTAATCTCTGTTCCTCCTGAGTCGTCCAATCTCTGCGTGTTAATTTACTATCATTTTTAGTTCTCAAAATATCAACCCAATTTGGTTCTGGTGGCAGGCAATCTTTATGGAATGATTTCCAATTGATAATTGATTTATTTTCAGATGCCCATTTCCAAAACGTGTCAATTCTGATTTTTCGATACTTTCCAGTTTTCTTCGTCGGAAAAGATGCATTTCTTATCCAGTATTCAATTGTTGATCTAGAGATTCCTGTTAAATCACAGAAGTCAGCAATATTGATATAATTTTCATCGCCTTTCAAGGACAGACCTAGTCTTTTAATTTTTAAAACGACTGAGTTGTATGACCTATCTAAATTTTTAGCGATCAATTTAATGCTCTTCGTTTCATAATTTTTTTCAAGATATTCTACTTCTTCTTGAGTCCAATTTTTTCGCAACTCTTACCCTCCGTTTCCAGTTAGTTCTGCTATCCGTTTAGTCTTATCAGCTGATTCTTCACTCGCTTTCTTAAGCTGATACTGCGTCCGTGTGAGTTGCTTAGTTAGTCCGTCAATTTGCGGTTGCATAGACACCTTGCCTAAATGAAAGCTGACAAACAGCATTCCAAGCCAGAAGATTGTCATTAGTAAATATGTGTAGTCTTTGCGATTCATTCTTCCACTTCCTCCAAAAATTTCTATACCTCGTCAATTTCAATTCGTGCAGCCGGATACTTTTTGCGAAGTTCCAATTCTGCGACTCTTGCTTCAAGGTGTGCATTGAACCAATGTGACTCAATGGCTACCCCATCTTTGTAAACTGTTACTGTATAATTCATCCGTTTACCTCTTTCAAACTAACCCAAGTATAGTCAGGGTATTTTTCAGCTTCTGATCTTGTTAATCTAAAGGCATTATCTGGATAATTTTCAAGAATAGTTGAAGCGCCTTTAAAACGTGTTACATATCTACTTCCAGCTTTTAAAACCCCAAGCTCCTCATTATGTTCACGGGTCTCAATTAGCCAATCAAGATTTTGTCTAGCTTTTTTTAGGTCCTCAACACCGTTTTTCTTATGGAATCGCAGCATATACTTAATAGCATTTCCCCAATAAAAACCTTCTTCATAATCTGGACTAGCTCCAAAGTTCTTGATAACATCAACAGCCTCTTGTCCATCCTTACCTTGGTAGTGGCTTGGTTTTTTAATGACATCATTCATAATTTATACTCCTGTTAACTGTGCTTTGACTGCTTCAAGCAGTGCGTTTTGGTTTTTCTCTTTACCCTGCAAAATACTAAGTACTTTTTCATCAACAGTGCCTTCAGCTACAAGGTGATGGATAATAACAGGTTCTGTTTGTCCTTGCCGGTCTAGCCTGGCATTTGCCTGTTGATAATATTCAAGGCTCCATGTTAGACCGAACCAAACAATAATATGACCACCTTTTTGAAGATTAAGGCCATGACCGGCTGACTGTGGATGACAAAGCAGCATTGGTATTTTTCCAGAATTCCACTTGTCAACAGTCGTCAATTCTTCAGCTTGTGGGAATTTTTTCTTTAAGCGTTCTAGGTCATGTTTGTACTGATAAAAAACTAAGATTGGTTGACCTTGGCTGTCTTCAACAATATCTTCTAAAGCTTCTAACTTGTCATCATGAATAGAGATAACGTTTTTCTCATCATCATAGATAGCCCCATTGGACATTTGAAGTAACTTATTAGCTAGAACTGCAGAATTTGAAGCAGTGACTTCTTGGTCTTCAAGTTCCAGGACTAAATCTTTTTCAAACTGCTTATAAGCTCTCATGTCTGATA